CACTATCAGAAATTGAAAAAGATGCTGGATATTTTTTACCAACTCTAGAAGTCTCATTAGATAATGCTTCTCTTGGAACTAAATTTAAAGTAAATGCCTCCTTTTGATTATCCACAAGAACATTTGTAATACTAGAAACAAACCAAGGGGTTTTAATGAAATCTAATCCTGGATTATCACCAGAATTACCTGCTATTTTTAAAGATACTCTTTCACCACCTCTAAGAGGTAATCCATTATATATGGATTGCATATTACCATCAGGTCCTGCAATGGTATTTCCAGTATTAGAAACTACTATCTTAGCAGTTAAATTTGGAGAAAATATATCTTCATAATAAGAGATTCCAACAGTACCACTAGATATATCTACTGATCTTGATCCGTCAGCAGATTCTACTATAACTTCTTCGTAAATTGATTTATCTATAGCTGCCATTTATGTAAAAGATAACTCTGATAATTGTACAAGTTCTACCATATTTAATGAACTTCCAGATCTGGGTGTAGATTTTTTAGATGTTGATACCATTTGAGGTGAAGATGAAGATCCACTGCCACGATTAATAACATTATTCATCATTATTACTGTTGTTTTTGGTTTTCTTCTACCACTGTTTATTTTATCTACTTTAGTTTTTGCTTCATCAATTTTTGGACTAATAATCTCACCTATAGATTCAATATCTTTAGTAAATTCGTCAATAGGAAAATCATTTAATTTATCAAACGGTAATTTACCAACCTGATCCATAGCAGCATTTATACCAGACATCATCTCATCTGATTTAAAATTAGAAATAGCATCCTTAAAAGCATCTAAATCAATACCCTGTTTTGCTTCATTAATAGATTCTTTTATTGGAGATAATTTACCACTATTAAACATTTTTAAAAATTCTTTATTCTTTTCTGCTATTGCTTTCTGAATAACAAATTCACCTTTAGTTAACTTTGCTGGAATTTGATCAATTCCACTTACACCTTTAACTTCACCACCTTTATCAAACTTAGCTTCCTGAATAGCATTATCTTGTACTTCATCATCAATTTCATTTTGTGAGAATGATTCATCAGAACCACTACCTAAATCTTCAGGTTTTGGTGCAACTTCAACTCCTTCAATATTTTCTTCAGGTTTATTTTGTTCTGATTCATCTTCTTCAACTTCATTTTTCTCATCAGTAGAAGGTTCTTCTTCCTGTTCTTCTTCAGATTCTGGATTTGGAAATAAATTAAGAACATCCCACCATTGATTCGTACCACCATCACTAATATCAAAAGTTTTTAATCCAAATGTTTCTGGATCCTGAAATAAATTGAATCCTAATAATAATTGTTCATTTAATTTAACAAATCCACCCTCTGCTTTTTCTAATTCTTCTCTTAGTTGTTTTTCTTCCTTATCAATCTCATATCCACTTATTTGCCTTAAAATACCACCTAATTGCTCACCAAATCCAAGAACTACATTTCCAACATTACCAATAAAATTAGTTAATACTGAAACTACTTTTTGAATATTTGTAATTAATTGAGTTGCACTTCTAATTATTGAAGGTAAGGTTCTAATCAACCATCCAATTAATATAATTCCAAAGAAATCTAATATTCTACCAAGAAATCCTTTAGTACTAGTAGAAAGTATACTTCCCTGCTTTTTAATAACTCCTCCTGCTGTTGCTGACTCAATTTCATCTTCTCTTTGTCTTCTTCTAACAGCCTCTCTTCTTTTTCTAAAGAACTTATTATCATATCCTATAAGAGTTCTTTTAAACTGATTTGATTCTCCCGTTTGCTTAACAATATCAGATGCATTTTTTCCAGCATCACGCAAACCTTTACTAAAATTACCAACAGATTGCCTTATACCCTTAATACTAAGAGATGATTTAAATAAAGAATTTCTAACTGCTTGCTTATTTGACATATTATACTAACGATACTCCATAGAATTTTGATGCCAAAACAGTTGGATTATCAACATTCTTAGACATTATAAATGGAAGAATATTTCCTTCAGATCTAGGAGGTGGACTAGCAGAAGCACCACCACCATCATCCCCACCACCAATTTGTTGATTACTTGTAATTATATTAGGTGATGGTTCTTCTAAAGAAGATATATTTTTCGCAACATTAACTTCTCTTTTCTTTCCTTCAAATAAACCACCTTTCTTATCAAAATCAAATGCATCTCCAGTAACAAAATCAGCAGTTCCTTTAGCAATTCTCTGACCTGTAGAATCTCCTCTCTTATCAAAATCGGTTAATCCACCAGTTAGAAAATCACCAAATCCAGAAAGACCTCTCATAAACCCTTGTGGTTTATTTGATTCATTTGCTAATTCCCTTTCCCTAATAAGATCTTCTTCTGTTATTGGAGTCATCATTGATGGCATAATATTTCCATCACCAATTTCAGACGCTATACTTTCATCAGTAGATTGATTGGTATTATCAGTACTAATATTATTATCATCATTATTCTTAGGTTCTCCAATAATTAAACCACGAACGGCTGTAAATGTTAAAACATCTGCTAATATTTTTGTAATTTTACTAACACCCTTTAATTTACTATCAACTATCAAAGATGCACCAGTAGCTAAAATATTTGCTATACCTGCATTATCTCTACCCTCAGTCACATCAAACATATATGAAATTCCTCCACCCAACACACCACCAGCTACATTAGCATTTTTCGATAAACCTCTAGTAAGTCTATTTCCACCCTGTTGTGCTACATTTCTTGTAACATTACTTGTAACAGCACCTCCAGTAACTTTAGCACCTGCACCTGCAAATCCACTTTTTAAAAGATTTATTAATGCCTTAATTGGTGTGAATATTAACCTACTAGCAACTGCCCTAAAAATATTACCACCTAGAAGTCCTACACTCTGGACTAATCTACCAAATGCTAATTTAGTAGCAAGAAAAGCACCACCTATTATTAATAATCCCTTTATAGTATCATTTCTTATCTTTTTAAATAAAGTAACATTGCCGTCAGATCTCGCCATGAGCATCCGAACAACCTTGTTACTCAACCATCCACCAACCAATATAAAGAGGAAATTGGATAATCTACCTAGTATTCCCTGTGCCTTTGCTGCTATTCTTTTAACTGGAGAAAGTAAAGCATTTTGTATCTTTGCTTCTATCTGACTCTCCTTTCCTTCTCTTAATCCTTGTTCTGCTAACTGCCTTTCTCTTGCCTGTTTCGCTGCTTCTCTTTGCTGCTCTATCCTATCAGCAATTTCTAAATTAGATTTAATTACGGATAATGAAAAATTTAATCTACCTACATTCTCACTAATGGAAGATAACTGTTGAGATACAGTACTCAATGTTAAAGAATTTTGAGATATTAAATTCGTTGTTATTGTATCTGGTTCAGTTGTTGGGGCAGTAGGTCGTCCCGCAAAGACACTAGAAGATACCGTATTCCTAACGGCACTGATTCCTCCTGATATTGGTGATGCTATTTCAGCCATTGTTTGATTGTTGTGCCTTTAGATTTTCTTCCTCAATGTAATTTTGTAAAAGTGAAAGGTAAATATCCCTTTCCCACGGAATCATATTTTCAAGCTCTGTTAAACTATATTTATGGTGTTGCATTAAGGCAAAATTTATCTTGTAGTATGACGCAAGATCTTCATGTGCCATACTTATCCGAAAAAACTCTGTAGTCCCTCCAATACAACTTCATTTTCCTTTTTAGTATTAGGATTAATAACCTTTACTGTATGTGATAATTTAGGCATAGTTTCAAAGAAATTTTCAATTTCCTTAAATTGCTTAGAACTTAATTGTTCAACAAATTGAGACAATTCTTTCTTAGTGCAATCTTCCGCAGTCCAAGATTCTTCTTCAGAATAAACTTGTTCAATACAAGATGCAATCAAATCAAAAGTATCATCAACATTCATCTCTGTTGCAGAAGCAAAATTATTTTTAATAAATTCATCTAATGATGGATACTTCATCCTTAAAGTTAATGTATCATCTAACTTAATATCTTGAGAATGATTTTTATCAATCTTTATTTGAATATCATCTAAGTTAATAAGTGCTGGTACTTGAGTCTTGCCATCATCAGGACAAGTTACCATAACTTCAACATCTTCTCCTACAGATTTACCTCTGATATTAAGGAATAGATATTCAATATCAAATGTAGATAATGCAGAAATTTTAACTCCTCTTGTTGTAATACAAGATGAAATTACATCTTTCACAGCATTCGCTATCATTTTAGTATCTTCGCTTTCCATCGCCAAGATAAGTATTTTTTCTTCCTTAACTAGAAAAGGTCTAAATTTAATTTTCTTTTTTGTGGAAGGAATAACCAACTCATAAGATGGTGTTGCAATCTTTGGTAAAGGCATAATATGCTTATTTCAGTAATTTTATTTATAGGGGTTATTTGAAGTTATGTTACCCTACCTTCACTTACAGTGTTCCCAGAAAATTTCATATCTTTAAAATAATTCATGTTTGATAAAGTTTTTGCTATATCTTGATTCGCTCCACTATTAAGAATAGAAACACCACTAAGAAAAGCCTGCTTAGTAGTAAGAGTAGGAATTGTTGTTTTATCAATAATATTAGCATTAGATTTGTCAACTGCTTTATTATTAAGATGAACTCCCCTATTTCTCTGTGCTGATGTAGTTCCACCTGCAACGTGTCTATCATAACTAAAAGTTGCAGATGCTTTTAATACTTGAGAGTTTTGATAAGATACTTGAGTTGAATTTAAACTTAAAGGGAATAATCCTTTAAATGTATATTCAATATATTGTCTATAATTCTTTTCAAATTTTAATATTTTGGTATCATAAGATTTATAATCTTTAGGATATCTCATTCTAAAATGATAACTATCATCACCTAATGGATCTGAAGTTCCACCATCACTAATATATTCTAACCAATGTTCTAAAAACTTAAGAGATTTATAATCATTATCAACATAAAATTCAAGATCAATTACAGTAAAATTCTTTGTATGTGCCATTTTTTCAACCATACCCTGATGCTCTCCAACAGCATTCACAGTTGCATGAGAACTTCCTGGTAATGATGCAGAAGAACATAACAATCCAATAGTTTCAGTATGAAATCTCATATCAACACCTTTACGTTGAAGATGAGTTCTTAAATCTTCACCACTATCCGCACTTGATGGAAGAGCAAACTGAACATAATAATTAGAAGTTTGAGCAACATTTTGAAATGTTGGTAATATCTGAGATATTTTCTTTGGTATTGGGCGTGTCACTCTAAATAGTTTTACTATATCATTTCTATTTAGATGGCTTATAAAGGAAAATATCAACCATCACACCCCAAAAAATACAAAGGTGATCCTACAAATATAACTTTCAGATCATTGTGGGAAAGAAAATTCATGGTTTATTGTGATAAGAATGCAAATATATTAGAATGGGCTAGTGAAGAGATTATTATACCCTACCGTGGTCCTGATGGAAAACCACATCGATATTTTCCAGATTTTTATATGAAGGTAAAAGAAATTGATGGTAGAGTAAAAAGATATGTCATAGAAGTAAAACCTTCAAAACAATGTTCTCCACCCAAAAAACCAAAAAGACAAACTAAAGGATATTTACGAGAGGCATTTGAATATGCTAGAAATCAGGCAAAATGGAAAGAAGCAAGAGAATGGTGTGCTGATAGACAATGGGAATTTAAAGTGGTTACTGAAAAAGAACTAGGTATAAAATAA